CTTGATCACTTAGGCCTACCTACTATGGGTGTAGGTCATTTAATTACTGAATGGGATGAAGAATATGAAAAGCCTGTGGGTACTCCTGTATCTGAAGAGCGAGTACAGAATTGTTTGAAGCAAGATATACACGTAACAATAGATGAATGCAAAAAACTATACGAAGACTTTGATGTATTACCCGTAGATGTAAAACATATTATTGCCAACATGATGTTTAATATGGGCAGACCAAGACTATCTAAATTTAAGAATATGAAAAAGGCAGTTGATCAACGTGATTGGTTTGAGGCTGCATATGAAATGACTAACTCTAGGTGGTATAAGCAAGTGCCTAATAGAGCAGGTCGTTTAGTGGTACGCATGCAAAACGTAAAGACATAGAATAACTTTCGTAACCGAAAGTCATTCAAACCTACGATGCCTATACATTTGATCGTCATTGGTTTTTATGTTTTGTGTTGACCAATCTTCATTTTCTTCTTCCATCTTTTTGTTACGTTTTTGTAAGTCTTTGAATATTTTCTTCAACTCTGCATTGCCTTGCCTTCTATCTCCTTTGCATTCCGGGCATAGCTTTCCGTATTGATATCTACTCATCTCTATGTTTATGCCACAGTCTTCGCATTGACTATTGTTTCTTATTGGGCCTGCTGTTTTCATTTTAATCTCCTTGTAAAATATAAAGCATAAGTATACACACACAAACCAAAAGAAATATGTACAAACCTTTCTTAGATTTTCTTTTAGTTTTGTATCTACTTAGGATTGATGTGTGTATATACCTATGTAAACTCATTAGAATGGAACTTCGTCTGTAAACTCTTCAACACTAGCAGTGCCCTGTTTGATAGCTTGGTATTGATTAGAGCTACCAGTGATGCTCTGAGAGCCTTGAGTGGCCATCTTATCGCTTACCTTTGCATCCATATAATCATTACCTGCTTGTGATGTAGCAAACCATATTGCTAAACGTCGTTCTTCATAGTCACCAGAAAGATGTGGTGCTTTAGAATTGTCACTTTGATTCTCGAAAAGCACACCAACCTTTTTGTATATCTCACGTATTACTTTACCGGATGGTAGTGTAGCTTTGACAATGACATGATACTCTTCGTTGCCATTGCTGTTTAGCTTGCCTTGTCCTACAAGGACATTGTTTTCACGAGGTGCAAAGAATGCACCTCTGTCTGTGTCGTCATATTGTTGATCCATTAGAAACTCCTACTTGATTTATGGTTAGATGTTTTAGTATTGATAGGGCCAATATCTTTTTTATTAGCAATATCACTTGCGGCATTGCCATCATCATCAGATGCTAACCCTAAGATTGCTTGCAATGCATAACGTTTTGCGTAGGTAATCGCACTACCCATTGCTTGTGCGTCATCTTCTTTACCTCTCTTGATAAGAACTGGCACGAAGCTAGTCAACGTTGCATCATCATTACTATGGGAAACTGTTGTCTCTACATATATAGACATATGCATACGTTGCTTATGCTCACCATCAGCAAGTATGCAGTTCTCATACTTTACTGATTGAGAGAATGACAAACCAAACTCTGCTCCATGATTGGCAGCATTGATAACACTAGTCAAGTCTGCGTAGCTACTGTGAAAGAATGGATTGCTACTACTTTTCAATGCAGATATATTTAACTGCTGAAATTTAGACATTGCTTCGTTAAGTGATTTACAAGGCTCAGTATTTTTGGTACTGTTACTTGTCTTGTGTTCTCCCACGTTGACACCCGGGGTTGAGTTTGTTGTGGGCTTGACCCCATTTTTATTTTGATTAGACAAGAGTCTCTCCTTTCATTGGTTTAGTTTTAAAGAATCCTTTATACTTTGGATTCTCATGCATGAATAGCCTAGAATAAAAGGCTATATAATCATTACTTATTTTAAAGTCTACGTCTGACGTAGTGATGGCTGTCTCCCATCTGATACGACCTACGATTAACCATGGTGAACATTTCTTTGCACCACTATTAATAGCTTCGTGTGTATACTGATTGAAGTATTCGTATACATGTGGGTTATCTTTATGATACTCCCACCATTTGTTTTTCTTTTCTCGATATGTCATCATGGCTGTACACTCATAACTGATTCGACATCCTCGCTTTTAGGATGACTACTAACTGGATCATAATGCATGTATATCTCTTCAGCTTCTTCCAATGAAGTAGCCTCAACAATATAGAAATGTTTTGTAGTTTCTATAGTTTGTACTTTATATTTAGCCATCGTTTATCTCCTTAATATGTATGGTTAATGCACCACGTTTGTTGCGTTTGATTGATAGTTTGTCTGTGTAAACCTCACGTTCATTAGGTTCTACAAGAGACTTGAGTTCTTTCTTTGCATTCTCAAATATTTTTGTATCATCAAAGTGAGCAATGTAATGATGCTGTAATTCTATAAAGAAGTTATCTTTACTAGCATCACGTGTAACCATATTGTCTATGGTCATGTGCTGTACACCAGTAGGTAATTCATTTGGCATGTCAGCTTGTGGTGGTATGTCTTTCTGAACATGATTCCAAAAGTCTTGTAGTATAGGTAACATACGATTCCATTCATCATCGTTACGTTCTACTAGTTTACATTCCCATTGGTTGCCGAAGATAACAGATAGATACATACTTTTTATATTAACAACCTGCATATATAGCTGTATCTGTGGTGTATAGTAAGCAAGTATATCATCAAACTTTCTGAATGAACTGGTATGTTTACATTCAAGGCCAACATACACACCATCTTGTAATAGCAATCCATCAAGTGTTGCTTTAAAAGGTATACCACCAATCTTATGTGATACCTCATGTTGGTATGCAAGCACGGATAGATTATATTCTTGCTCAAACCAAGCAATGTTAAAGTTTTCTGTGTATGTACCTAGTTGTACATTGAATTGTGTGGACAAATCTACTGGTTGTGATTGTCCAGTTTTCTCTAACCATAATTGATGCCAGTCTCCACTCATTATCTTGACTGCATCTGATCCACCGATGAATCCCATTCGCCATTTGGGGTCACGAACCGGTGGCTTTAGATTAACTACGCTCATTGTGTTCTCCTTTTTGTTTTATTTTACTGCATTATTGCACCAAATACTAGCCCTACTCTGCATTTTTTTGGGCTAATTCTAACATCTCCATTAGCTTGACACGCTTTTGGTATCGCCATTCACCTGCATTGCGAAACTCTGACAAGCTTGGGAAGAAAGTTTTAGTCTTTGAAATATGTTTAACGGCATGCAAGAATATATCAGCAGGATAATCTTGCAAGCCTTCAGCAATCAAACGTATACGCATAGCAATATCTGCCTGTGATTCCTGTGATGGCTTGACCATTACCATCATACACTTTAGAAGTTCTTGTTGCATTTGTTCAGATGGCATGGGTGTCATGGCATACGCAAGTACATTTAAAGCCTTATCTATTTGCCCACGGCTAGGCTGCTCGACTAGTTTGTATCCACGCACACTGAAGTCATTGTTAAGTACTTCCTCGTAGTTTAGAATTGATGCCAAAGAAGAAAGAACTTTTTGCTCGATCTCTTTTGGAGTTGTAGTTGTTAGACTTTTTAAAGCTACTTGTCTTTTGTTGTGGCTTAATTGTAACTGCATTGCCCTTCTCTCTGTTAGATAGTATGTTATTAGTAGGTTCGTGTGTCACTGTGTCACCCTCTGAGTGACACTCTGTCACTTCCACGGTGACAGGCTGACACTTCCGTACTCTATATATGTTTACTTGATTCTTACCCTGACGTTTGCGAATCAAAAATTTTTTATTTACTAGGTATTCAAGCTTACGAATTACAGTTCGTTCACTTAGACCTGACTTGTTTGCAATTGTACTGATGGATGGATAAGCAATCATGGTATCTTGATTAGCATAATGATTGATTGTCAATAGCACAAGCTTGGCTACTGGATCACCAACATCAGCATCCAAGATACCTTGGATATTTTTAAAGGACATCTTTATGTTTCAACACTTCTCATTTGGTTCTCCATAGTTTCTTTACTGTTGACTCTGATAAAAACATTACCCATCTAGGTTCTGTATTACCACCTCTCTTATATATAACAGCATCCCGGTTAATCATTGTTGTGAATGGGGATGGGAAGCTGCTATTCTTACGATACTTTACTTCACAGATTACTTCTTGTCCGTTGAGGTTGATGACGAGGTCGCCTTTATATTCGCCTCCCAACGCTCCACTAAGAGGCTGACGCTTTGCTTTGATCTTCCACGATTTGAAGAGCTTGACGAAGAAGTTCTCATGGTATGTTCCTTTTCTGCTAGATGTGCTTGCCAATTTGATTTCTCCTTACAGTTAAAACAAACAAAGAAAGTTCTACTACTCTTTACTTTCGTAAAGTATCTGCTGTGTGTACTACACACATCACATTTCTTCATTGAACTTTTAGCTTACAATCTAAAGCTTCGATCCAATCTAAAAGCATAAAGCCTGAAGGCAAGCGTTCATATCTTTCCCACTTACCTATTAGGCTATCGGCACATCCAATTTTGTAGGCTAATGCTTCTTGTGACAGTTGCATTTTGTTTCTCTTTTCTACTAGTGAGCTTACCAATTCTTTCCAATTAGGATTGATGGGAACTGGCACTGTCCTGTAGTTGAACATGTCTGAATGCTTCGAGTATTCTTTGTGCTGTGTCAAATCTTAAATCCATTCCGTTCATTGCTCTATAGTATGTACTGGTAGGCACACCTGCTACAATAAACATGTCTTTCAGACGCACATTATTATTGGAAGCTATGTCTTGAAGCTGTTGTATATACTTGCACAATACCATACATACAGAACTACTGCATATATGCAACATGTGCAAGCATATAATTTATTTATCTTCAGGAGGTAACTTGGATTCTAATTCATTTATCATTTTTTGTAGATGATTTAGAAGCTGATACAGTACAGTTAACTTACTGTAAGTAGTAGCAGTTTCAGTTTGCTCTTGAATTATTTTTTCTATAACACTTGTCATTTAAATTTCTCCTCTATTAAGTGTTGCATTAAGTTGTTAGCTAATTCATCTATACAACTTGTGTTTAGTTTGTATTCTTCGCATTGGTTTTGAAACTCATCCAATGTCATACCTGATATATGATCTACAACTGCATCATATATTGTATCATTTACTGGGTGAGACATATCAATTCCAATGCTTAGAATAATGTTGATGCCAGTTGACTTTCTGTTCTATGCCACACGACATATCGTCTTCAGCATTCCATTCTTTTAGAAGTGCAGCACATGCAAATGCATGTGATACACTGTACTCTTTGCGTATATATTCGATGGCTTGTTCGTTAGTCATCTCTTCAAGCAATTCACCAAAGCGTTGCTCGACTTCTATACATTGATCACTTAGTCTACTCATGTGTATACTCCTTTAATGTGTCTGTTACACCATAATGCTCAAGCATTGGTTGCTCCTGCCATTGATGCCATTGTTTTTTTGTGCTTTCTACAAAGCTAGGTCTGTTGATTGATGTAGTTAAGTCACAAATTGCATTGGCAATATTGATTGCATCACACTCACGCTCAACTGATTGACCGATTAGTGATGTTAGGTATTGATTGAATGAATCCATAGTGTTCTCCATTGTTGTTGTGGTTAAGTATATACAAGCACGTCACTTGCTGACAGTTAGCTAGACTCTTGATCTCTTACGTGTGACCTCACGATTACATACCTCAGACCCGATTGAACCAGTGGTATAACGTGCATGTATATTATCTAACAATATCTACCTATCTGTCATCACAAGTGAACTTAATGTCAGCTTACAGGATAGACTATAGGCCGTTTAAAGACTGTTACCTTTCGGCTTGTTAGATATTCCGACGTCGGAATTAGGTTAGGCTTCTTCCGATGCCCTCCCATCTTGAAGATGAGATGGCTTTGGTGACCTCGTTGTGGCGAAGCACTTCTGCTCGGTGTGGATGGTTGGCATCATCAGCATGCGATGACCACCAAGTAAGAGCATTGTACAATGCCCACTTGTTACGGCCAAGCTTCTGTGATTCTGTGTTGTACAAACCCATAAGCTTTTCTAATTTAGTTTCGTTGACTTTGGTTTGTGTTGTATGTGAATGACGATTACAGATTGTAGCCTTGAGGAAATGCTCTGCTTGTGATGGTGACACTGGCAGTGAAGCATACTCTTGCCATACATCTTTGTTATCCCAGAATGTAGTCAATGCATTGCGTATCTTTGCAGATGTACCTGCTAAGTTGAAGCCTGTGGTATGCTTGCTTCTGTCATATGATAGTGAGTTAGCAGAAGCACAACCATTGCTGCACCACAATCTATAGCCTTGTGCTTTAATCATGATAGACCACATACCATCATATGAATTCAGGTACTCAACCTGAAAGCGTATATAGTCACCAACTTGAGGCTCAACAACTAAGTCATTGAATGCTATCTTGCCTTTCATTTTAGCACCATTCTCGTATATGGTTTGCGTATGCTCATAGTCTTTGGATATGATTGACATATCTATTGCTGATTGCATACGATCTACAATGTCTGCGTGTTTAACCATCTGATATGCACCACCATGCGTACCCAATACATGACCAGTATCAGTACGTACAATAGCCTTTTGCATGTTAGGTGGAACTGGATATTCTTGTGACTTCCATCCATCCTGTAGTTCTTTGACAGCCACTAGAGGTACAACCTCTACTGGGAAATCATAGTCTTGTAATATAGTTTGTGAACCATCCATTATTATCTCCTGTTTTAATGGTTAATTATATTTATACATATTCATAAAACTCAACAGCATAATATTTGTTGTGAATGCTGTGTATAGAGCATGAATAAACCTCAATGATATACCAAAAGCAAAAAAAATCAATCCCCCTTTCACGTAAATGCTATTAGTGAATATAGAAATGTAGTAAAACTCATTACTATAAATAGTATATATATTATATAAATTACAAAGAAGTTATCCATGTTAGTTCTCCATTATGAGTTAAAGAAAAGGGAGCCGAAGCTCCCTTAACTCTTAAGCTGACTTAAGAGTTTTTTGGAAACCATCAAGGATTATGTTTTGTCCTTTTTGGTTTTGCATTACATTAGCTTTACGTAATGCCTTTGGTTGATATTCCTCATTGCAACATGTTCTTAATACATCTTTGAAGAAGTTATATATTTCTCTATGCATGTTAGCTTCAAGGTTGCATGTAACTTGTTGTTCAAGTTTGTTGGTAAATGCGTACTCATCGAAGTGTGATGCACCGATAGTTTCACCGATCTTACCCATGACAAGCTGAACCTTGCCGGATTTAATCTCTTCCCAAGTATCACCTGCAGAAGTAGAAATCATTTCTTCAGCCTCAGCATGGAATTTACTAGCATCTTTTTCTTTTGTTGAGATGACCCAGTGTAATTGGTCGAGTATTGAGAGAAGTGAGTATCTCTTTGCGTACTTTGTGTTTGGTCTTGTAGAGTCTTCATAATTCGCATCGAATTCTTTACTAAAGTTTTTTACTAAGTTCTTCATCTTAAGTCTCCTTTGTTTTAGACTGCCACCATGGCAATCTTTATGACATTATGACGATCACGGCTTTCTGCCTACTTAGGTAAGTCGACTCCACTTTCACTTGAGAAGTGTCGACTTATACTTACAAGGGCGAGGAACTCGCAACGTTTACCCTTGTAAGTACATAAAGTTGTGATAGACATAAAATGGAGTTGATTGCACTGGTGCTAAACAAAGGTGACGAGAAGAACGTAAACAACTTTAGTAAAGCATTGATTTATCAATGGACTCGCACAAGACCAAATGCAAAGTTAAGCAAAGAGGGTGTATGTGCAT